CAACTTCTTCCGCTGTACCCGAACCCCTCAAAGATAAGAGCCTTGCGCTGTATTCCAATTTTCGCGATGCTCTTAGACAAAACGTATTCTCTGCTGATTTCAACACTGTTTACACCGATCTGACTTCAAACTGTGCTTATACTTCTATGGATTATTGGATTCGACTCATTAGCCCGACTTCCCCCGCTACTGATATCGACCCGTTTTCCCTTGGTTTATTTGCATATTTGCATGCTCCTTTAGAACTTCAAGCTCTTTGTAGAGATACAACGAATGGAGTTCTTCGTGATCCCGATAATGTGTCTCTCCGTCAACTGCTTGATATCGCTCTCCCTCTTATTGAAGCATTCACACCTGATTCTGACTCTGTAACTCGCGAACGCTCTGCACATTCATTTGTTCGCTATGCTAGGTATTCTGATGCAATCAATTACGCCAATTTAGCTGAACACGATCCTGCAATGAATATCGCTTTCCGTTTTGCTTACGCCTTTGGTCATGCACTTCTTTCGTACCATTGGAGTCCAGATCTGTCTTCTACTTCTTCCCTTCGTTCTCGTCTTGAACAGGCTGCTACTTTTGACTATTATAATCAATATTATGCACCTACCTACTACGCAATGTTAAAAGATTGGATTCGCCATTTTATGACTGTAGCCTGTTCAAAATGGGCAGATTTTAAAACTTTCTGCTCTGACAAATATACTACCACTGCTCGCTTTTTCAACCATGGAATTCGTGTCGCCTGGGATGAGCTTCCTCGTAAGCTCGTCTCGGGTGCCGTGAATCTCGGATCTTGGTATTTAGGACTGACCCGAACAATGCAGATAGCTGTTGCCGTTGGAATTATTACTGCTGGTGCAGTTCTCCGATATGGCTACGACCGTCTCTCTGAACCTACTAAATACCAAGTCGACGTGTCCTGTCCTGGACAAACCGACTATCTCCGAATGCCTAAAGTACGCCGACAAGTCCCTGTCCGCTCCGCTGAAGGCCATGTTGATTATCAGAAAGCCCCACGAATCAAACGCCCTATTCCTGCTCGCTCTGCCCTTGGTCAAAACTGCCAAGATAAAATACCCGATTTTCTTCGTTGCGTCCCCGTCAACGAAATCGAGTATAATGTCGATGAACCTCTAGGTGAGATAGTCTTTGGAGACTGTCCTTATCTACGAAATGCCCGATGTTTTGCCGAATGCAATGCCGACTATGGTGCCGCCCTTACTGTTGAAGGTAAAACTTTAACATGCTTCGGTATCAAGGAACCACGTGAGTGCCAAATTCACACTGATTCTGATCAAGTTGCTAAATTTCGTCATGCTCGTGAAGTCTCCATTTATGAAGATGAATCTTGCATGATCCATTACGTCCAC